GGGATGCCATTCAAATGGGATATTCTGCATTCGATGTTTTGCCTAAATCATTTGCTGATTTCTTAATCGCACACGCTGCTGAAAAAGTTGCTGCTGGGATGGAAACTTCTATTTGGAGAGGTGTTAACGCAACTGCTGGACAATTCGCTGGTATCATGACACAATTAACTACTGATGCTTCTTTGCCAGCGGCTCAAGAAATTGCTGGTACTACTGTTGACGCTACTAACGTTGTTGCTCAATTAGGTTCTATCGTTGACGCTTTACCAGCTGCTTTGTACGGTAAAGAAGATTTAACTTTGTATGTTTCTAATAACATTTATAGAGCTTACGTTCGTGCTTTAGGTGGCTTTGCTGCTTCAGGTGTAGGTGCAAACGGTTACGATAACAAAGGAAACAACCAAGTATTGAATGACTTGTATTTTGACGGTGTTAAAATATTCTTAGCTAACGGACTTGCTTCAAATACTGCTTTACTTTCTCAAACTTCAAACTTGTACTTTGCGACTGGTTTAATGAATGAGATGAATGAGTGCAAAGTTATTGATATGGGAGATATCGACGGTTCGCAAAATGTACGAGTAGTTATGCGATTTACTGCTGACGCTAAGTATGGTTTTGCTTCTGACGTTGTAACTTACGGAATCGTTAACTCGGCTAACTAATATAAACTAACTTAAAACGAGGGGAGGTAAAATGCCTTCCCTTTTTTGTTTAACATTAAAAATATAATAAAATGAGCTGTGATATAGCAAACGGAAGATTAGAAGCCTGTAAAGATGCGATTTCAGGACTTCTAAATATTTACTTTATTAACTATGGTGATTTGAATACATTATCTTCAAGCGTTGTTTTTGATGGTGATGATCAAATTACCACTTGGTATACTGCAACACAAATCAACCTTTACAAATATGAATTGAAAGGTGCAAATGGTTTTGAGCAAACTATCCAAACTTCAAGAGATAACGGAACTACATTTTTTGAGCAAGTATTGACTATTCAATTAAAGAAGCAAGACGCTGTAACGCATAAAAACGTTAAATTGTTAGCTTACGGACGTCCGAGAATCGTTGTTGAAACAAGAGACCATCAATTCTTTTTAGCTGGTTACGATCAAGGATGCGACGTTACTGCTGGAACTGTGTCTTCAGGAACTGCAATGGGAGATTTCAACGGGTATAACTTAACATTTACTGGAATGGAAAAAAGTCCTGCATACTTCATTGACTGCGCTGATGAGGCTGGATTGAAAGCTATCTTTACTGATGGTGCTGATGATGCTGAAATCGTTACCAATTAATCCATATATATCTTGCAGAAAGACCCTACCATTACGGTGGGGTTTTTTGTTTTTGGACAATTTCTAAGTTTTGGCGTTATAGATATATGATTGTACTAACAACAGATACAACCCCGCAAACATTTGTATTTATTCCGCGCAGTTCGACTTTTGATACGGTTGAAATAACGGACGATCAAACAAATGAAACGGTATCTTTAGAAGAATGGGAATTTATAGAGGGAGATTATTATTCAACTTTAGAAGCTGAATTTACTTTAGTAGAAAATCATTTTTACAATTTAGAAATAAAAAACGGAACTGATATAATTTACAGAGATAGGATATTTTGTACAGACCAAAGTATAGTAAGTTTTTCAGTTAACAACGGACAGTATGTTTCAAATACTACTGGCAACACATTTATAGTTTATGAGTAATATACACGTTTTAAATTTAAGTGCTTATACAACGCCTACGATTCAAGAATCTAAAAGAGATGCTTGGGTTGAATTTGGTGAAGACAATAATTACTACCAATATCTAATCGACAGATACACGAATTCTACGACAAATAACGCTATTATAAACAATATTAGTAGATTAGTATATGGACGTGGTTTGAGTGCGTTAGATGCGTCTAAAAAGCCTAATGAGTACGCCCAAATGATGACTTTGTTTCATAAGGATTGTATTCGTAAAATGGTTATGGATAGAAAAATGTTAGGACAGTTCGCTATTCAAGTACATTATTCAAAAGACCACAAGACTATTTTAAAGGCTTATCATATACCTGTTAATTTATTAAGAGCTGAGAAGTGTAATAAAGAGGGTGAAATAGAAGGTTATTATTATTCTGATAATTGGTTAGACGTTAAGAAATACGCACCAGTAAGAATACCAGCTTTCGGATATTCAAATGAGCAAATCGAGATTTTATTTGTAAAGCCGTATGCTGTTGGAATGAAGTATTACGCTTATCCTGATTATCAAGGTGCTATTCCATACGCTTTACTTGAGGAGGAAGTCGCTGATTATTTAATTAACGAGGTTCAAAACGGATTCTCGGGTACTAAGGTTGTAAACTTTAATAACGGTGTTCCAAGTGAAGAGCAACAAGAAATTATTTCAAGTAAAGTTTTAAGCAAATTAACAGGCTCACGAGGTCAAAAAGTAATTGTAGCATTTAATTTAAACCAAGAAAGTAAAACTACTGTTGACGATATTCCTTTAAATGATGCACCTGACCATTACACGTACTTATCTGAAGAATGTTTACGTAAGATAATGTTAGGACACAACGTAACTTCACCTTTGTTATTTGGTATTGCTTCAAGTAACGGATTCTCAAGTAACGCAGACGAGCTACAAAACTCAAGCATTCTATTTGATAACATGGTTATTAAGCCATTACAAGAAGAATTATTAGATGCGTTTGATACTATTTTAGCTTACAATGGAATTTCTTTAAAGTTATTCTTTAAAACGCTTCAACCTTTAGAATTTACAGACTTAGAAAACGCACAAACAGAGGAACAAGTAGCAGAAGAAACAGGAACGGAGTTAAGTTCACAAACTGATGCGTTAGCACAAGCATTAATTGACTTAGGCGAAGATGTTGATCCTGAATGGATATTAATAGACGAACACGAAGTAGATTACGATACAGACGATTTAGACAACGAAATATTAAGCAAAGAGCCTAAACAAAGTTTATTATCTAAGGTTGTAAATTTAGTTAGCACAGGCGACCCACGACCTAACTTAAGAAGCGGTCAGGATGCGGTAATTGACGGTGTTAAGTTTTTAACTCGTTATGTTTACGCTGGTGATACTGGAGGTAAGTCAGGAAAAGGCAGACCATTTTGTAAAGCAATGATGGGAGCAAATAAAGTTTATCGCAAAGAGGATATTTTAAAAATGGATGGGCAACCTGTTAACCCGGGCTTTGGTATAAACGGAGCTTCTAAATATTCTGTATGGTTGTATAAAGGTGGTCCTAATTGTTACCACCGTTGGAACAAACAAGTTTATGCAACATTTGAGGGTAAAGCTATTGATGTGAATGAGGCTAAACAGATTGCTGGACGTAAAGCTGAAAAATTAGGTTACATAATTAAAAATCCAACCTTGGTAAGTCAAAGACCTTTTGATATGCCAAATAGAGGATATTACAAAAAATAAAATGGCAGAAGTATTATTAATTACGAGAGATGACGTTGTAAAGTTTACTGCTATGAATGGCAATGTAGATACGGATAACTTTATTCAATGGATAAAAGTAGCTCAAGATATTCACATTCAAAACTTTTTAGGAACTCGTCTTTTAGATAAGATTAAGGCGGATATTGAAAACGATGATTTAACAGGTGATTATTTAAGCCTTACAACGACGTATATAAAGCCTATGCTGATACATTGGGCTATGGTTGAATATTTGCCTTTTGCGGCTTATACAATCGCTAATAAAGGCGTTTATAAGCATAATTCAGAGAATGCTACAAACGTAGAAAAAAACGAAATCGATTTCTTAATTGAAAAAGAAAGAAGCATAGCACAACATTATACAGAAAGATTCATTGATTACATGAGTTTTAACATGAATTTATTTCCAGAGTACAATCTTAACTCAAACGGAGATATGTATCCTGATACTAATAATAATTATTTTGGTTGGTTTATATGAAAAAACGGTACAATCCAAAGGAAGAAAACATAAAGAAGTTACAAATATATTTAAGTAAAATAAATGGCGGACGTAAAGATAAGTCAACTAACAGCGAAAGCGGCTACGTTAGAAAGAACAGATAGGATTCCAATAGCTGATTATAACGGTTCTACGTACAATTCTAAGTACGTAACAGGAGCAGAGATAGTACAAATAGCTGGTGTAAAATATAGTGCTTCACACACGCTTACTTTAGACGATTCGTATTATATGGTTGAGATTGACAGTTCAACTGCTCAAACGGTAACTATTCCAGCTAATGCAACTACAGCAATTCCTATTGGAACGGTAATTTATGTTTGTCAGTTAGGCACAGGTCAAGTAACTATTTCGGGTGCTGCTGGTGTAACTTTAAGAAGTTCGAATGCTGAATATAAGACAAATGGACAATATTCAGTTATAACATTAAGAAAACGCCTTACTAACGAATGGGTAATGTTTGGTGATAAAACTACGTAATTATGGCAAATAGTAACGGATGGGGAGATGGAGCAGCTAACAACGCTATTGGTTGGGGGCAAGGAGCAAACAATGCTATTGGTTGGGGAGATATACACGCTGATAGCTGGGCGGGTTTAACAGATATTTCAGGCGCACCAACAACAGACCCAGACGCACAAGCATTCATAACGGCTGCGGCAATTACAGACCCTACTCAACAAGCGGCTATTAATACTTTGGTAGTTGACTTGAAAGGGTATTCTATTTGGACTAAATTTTCTGCTATTTATCCATTTGTAGGCGGAACTGCAACTACTCATAAATTCAATTTAAAGAATCCTTTAGACACAAATGCAGCATTTAGATTGGTGTTTAGTGGAGGAGGTACGCATTCAGTAAATGGGTATCAAACAAATGGAGTTAATGCTTTTGCTGAAACCTATTATAATCCTTCAACTAATTTAACAAGCCAAAATAGTAACCATATTTCAATATACTCAAGAACAAATAATCAAGGCGGTATTGATATGGGAGGAGGTTTTGGTTCTGTTTTAGTTGACCTTGAATTAAATTATGCTTCAACATCATACAATTGGAATATGGCAGCTAATTTTAGCCATACAAATTCTAATTCAACAGGCTTTTATGTTAATACAAGAACAGCTTCAAATGCTTTTAAATTACTTAAAAACGGAAGTACTGTTTTAGGAAGTTCAACGGGTGCGGCTGGAGCAACAAAACCAAATATTACATACCATATTGGTAAAAGAAACTACGACCAACTTTGGACTAATAGACAATATGCATTCGCCTCAATAGGTGACGGCTTAACAGATACCGAAACAGCTAATCTTTACACAGCGGTACAAGCATTCCAAACATCATTAAATAGAAATATATGAAACTAACAGATTTAACAACAGAACAAAAGACTACCTATGTCGGTTTACTTACAGAGGTACAAAAAGACGAATTAGTCGGTCAATGGTATGCACCTGATTCTTATTTCAATCCTATTCAAGATGCTCAAGATAACTGGGTTATATCAGTAGAGGAAATGGAGCAGTGTGTTAATCCTGACTATCTTTGGGTTAAAGACCTTGACTTAATTCCGTACGAGCCAAAACCAACCCCACCACCTTTTGAAAATTAATTAAACTATGATACCTTTAACAAATCAAATTTTAGAATTAGTAAAAAAACACGGAGCAATCGGTGTACTTGCATTATGGTTAGGATATACACACTTTGAGGTGCAAGATTTAAAAGTCCGTCTTTATAACTGTTTAGAAAAAGAATCAGTTACAAAAGACCAACAGCAACCAATTGCACCAATAAAAGACACAGCCGTTATAAGCTACGAGTCTAAAAAGAGAAAGCAAGAAGTATTACACTACGATGCACCTTAAAACTAAGTTATGAGCAACGTTAAAAGCTACACAGACAATCAATTATTAGCACGAGTAAAATCCATGCCTAACTACAAAAGTGTTCCAAGTGGTTTATGGTTATTATTTGTTCGTTCTAATGAAGATGGTAACGATCAGTTTGACGATAAGTGTTACGTTTGGATAGGAGAGAAATTTCAGTTCGTAACTTCATGCACTACAAACAAAGGCAATAAAGGAACTGCTGTTATGGAGGCTGACCTTTGGAACTACGATGCATATTCATACGGGCTTCATAGAGGCAAAATGGAGGCACTT